GATTCTTACTTTTTCTACAAGGATTTCATAACTGGACACTCAACCCCTTTCACATGATGGGTGTTGCAGGTATCCTGGGTGGTGCATTGCTTTCTGCCATTCATGGTGTCACAGTAGAAAATACTCTCTATGAGGATGGAGATGGAGCAAATACTTTCAAAGGTTTCGACTCAACGCAAGAGGAGGAAACCTATTCAATGGTTACAGCAAACCGTTTCTGGTCTCAGATCTTTGGTATTGCGTTCAGTAATAAGAGGTGGTTGCATTTCTTTATGCTGTTTGTTCCTGTTATGGGTCTTTGGACAGCTTCCATCGGTATTATTGGTCTTGCTCTCAACCTTCGTGCTTATGACTTTGTTTCCCAAGAGGTCAGGGCAGCAGAAGATCCAGAGTTTGAAACCTTCTATACGAAAAACATTCTTCTGAATGAAGGTCTTCGTGCTTGGTTGGCACCAGTTGACCAACCACATGAAAACTTTGTCTTCCCCGAAGAAGTATTGCCAAGAGGTAATGCACTGTGAACGGTTATCTTGTTCTGGTTTATTTTGTATGCTTTGCCTTGATAGCAGGCGCTGCCTTTGCTATGATGTGGGGTAACCTTAAATCAATAAACGAACTCATGGACAAACCAAAAGTCAACAGACATCCAGAAGCACCTGAACCAGGTGACGAGGTAATGTATGTTGATGTATCTCAGATGAACAGTAGGGAGTTCCAACACAAAAAAGATTGGTTGGAAAACCTTTACAAAGATTCAGAAGAGTAATATAATAGGGAGTCCGTTGACTCCCTTTTTAATGGTGTTAAATAGAGACATAAGTGCGAAGAAGGTTCCTATGTATAAGGAACCCCACCTACAAAGAAAAAGTGACCAGTGTGCCTATCTCTGGAAAAATTGGTATAACTATAAGTATGGTTTGCAGGATGAAGAAAAGGCAGAGGAGTGTAGAAAACTTTGGGGAAAGTGTGTAGAGGAACACGCTGCGATGTGTGACCATGAAGTCAAAACAAATCCAATGTATGCCAACATGAGAGATCTAAATAATCCAAAAAAGGAGATTGATGGAACCTGGTAGTACTAACCCCGTCACTTACCTGGCGGGGTTTCTTATTGGATGGGGAAGTGTTATACTTCCGTTGATGACAATTACATTACATTCTAATGTTAACTATAACCAATCATCTCACCGCATTTTGGACAGTGGTGGTCATGAATTGCATTCAACCAGTAAACTGGCAAACGTGTGCCCCGATTCATGAGTGGTTGTTACCAGAATTACATCTTGGGGTGCAAATATTTTTTGACAAACAAATGAATTTCTTGTATAAATCTGAGAGGGATTACCTGGAGAAAGTTAGATGAAGATTTTTTTAGATACTGCTGATACTGATATCATCGAAAAGTATTTCAGCACTGGATTGGTAGACGGAGTTACAACTAATCCCACACTTATTATGAAGAGTGGAAAGAACCCAGAAGATGTCTATCAAAAGATCAAAGACATTGGTGTCAAAGATATCAGCATGGAGGTTATGGGATCTGACCTTGAGATGTATGATGAGGGTGTTCGTCTGTATGAAAAGTTTGGTGATGTATGCACAGTCAAAGTTCCTTGCACTCGTGAGGGTTTGATCGTTTGTAAGAGACTCTCTGAACAAGGTATCAAAGTCAACGTCACATTGATCTTCTGCGCCGCTCAGGCGGTCTTGGCAGCGAAGGCTGGTGCAACCTATGTCTCGCCCTTTGTAGGACGCTTAGACGATCAATCTGTGGCAGGTTTGGAGGTTGTCAGATCTATCTCTGAGTTGTATCGTATCCATGGCATCAGGACACAGGTTCTGTCTGCCTCTATTCGTAACGTGCAGCGTGCCATCAGATCATGGTACAATGGTGCTGAGATCTGCACGATGCCACCTAAAGTATTTGATCAGATGTATGATCATATTCTTACCGACAAAGGTATGGAAATTTTTGACAATGATTGGAAGGAGGTTCAGAAATGACATTTGTAGTGTATTCAAAGGACGGATGCCCTTACTGCACTAAGGTAGAGCAAGTTTTGAAACTTGCAGAACTTAAGCATGTCATATATAAACTTGATACAGATTACACCCGCAAAGAATTTTATGAGAAGTTTGGGAGAGGATCTACCTTTCCGCGAGTAGTGTGCAATGACACAATTATTGGTGGGTGTATGGAAACAGTGCAGTATTTACGGGAGAACAAGTTAGTTTAATGACATCACTCAACTTGTACGAAACTTTCACGGACGTTGAAAAAGCCATAGACCTTGCCTTCAATGGTCACTTTGTGTTAAAATTCTATGACTATCTTAAAATCAAACAAGTAAAAAAAGTTGAGATCGAAGAGTTTATTAAGAGTTCTACGGCAAAAGAACTAATGCACCTTGTATTAGACTTAGATTGCTATCTAGAAGGGGGTAAGGATGAAATGCACAAGCAACTCCGTGAGGGCTATGGGCATATTCCGAAACCACAAGCAAGAAAGATAAGAAATTATCTTAATCAAATTATAGAAGATGCTTTGAGGTATGATCATGATAGAAGGAGAGGAAGAAGAAAAAAAGAAACTAAATAATCACAATTCCCACGTCAATCGTGGGGTTGAGTTGCTCTTACGCAACAGGAGGAGAAGACCAGAACCACCAAAAACTTTTCAGATAAAGTTTGGTAAGATGGTGTCACTCTTCCGTAGAGAAATTGTCTTCCATCTTAACTTCTATCTGGACATAAGAAAGAAATAGTCTCTGGAGGTAGAGAAGATGTTAGCAGTAACACTGACGATTGGAACTTTGGTTTCCATTATGATGTTTTTTGTGGGAGGTGTGGTAGGATGGTTAGCAAAAGACCATGTATATCAAACTCAACCCGTTTATACTCACCCAGAGATGTTTGATGAGAACGGGAACATTATACCTGATGAAATTTTAGCAGTACGATTTGAGAACGAAAATTATGACGACCACGAAGAAGACGACGCCTAAAAAAACTTTTAGAGCGAAACCTGTGCAATTACCACCTAATCCTTTTCAACATGAGATTCTGGACCTTGTGAATAAACAACGGACCAAGGCAAAGAAAGTTGAAGTTCTAAAAGAATATGGAAATGATGCTTTGAAATCATTGTTCATCTGGAACTTTGACCAGAGCATCATCTCTCTGCTCCCTGAAGGGCATGTTCCTTACAAGGAGAATGAAGTTCCTGTTGGCACCGATCACACTAGTCTTCGTAGAGAGTACAGGCAGCTCTATCACTTTGTGAAGGGTGGTAATGATAGTCTGAGTTCTCTTCGTAGGGAAACCATGTTCATTCAAATGTTGGAGGGTCTGCATCCTGAAGAGGCAGCACTTCTCTGCTTGGTGAAGGATAAGCAACTTACGACTAAGTATAAGATTACTAAAGAAATGGTGACCGAGGCATATCCTGATATCACTTGGGGAGGTCGCTCATGACGGAGGCAGTTCAGGAGAAAGAGATGGCTGAATGGTCAAAAGAAGAAAAGGAAACTTTGATTCAATCTTATGGTTGTAATCTTGTTCTTGAGAAAGCAACCCCTGAACAAATTAAAGATAAGAGTCTGCCGTCTGATACTCTGCAAGTAGTATACAGATTGAATGATCAGGTTTACACTGATCTGTGTAGAGGAAAGAGAGTAGATGTCTTTGATCTTTATTATGATAAGTTTGGGAAAGGTGCATTGATTCGTATTGAATGGGCTTATGGACAAGTCAATCCTAAATTATGGGGTAACACTGCTAAACCAGAAAAGAAGAAAAGAAAATGAAAGACGAACATCTTAGAAATCAAATTAATGAGTTAATCAGAGATGAAATCCAAGATGTAATCAATGACTATGTTGATACTCAAGAAGAAAGTGAAAAATCTGGTCTTGGATTTGTAAAGGATGATGAAAATTTAAAGGTAAACGTATCTAATCGAGAGATAGATAGAATTATTAAAGAGTATAAGAAAATTAAAAAGGGTGAGAGATCAAATATATCTCACATCAAAAAATTAGGACTTGTCGATAAGCACGGAAGACCTCTAAAATGAAAGATTTAGTAACCATCTATTCAAACGGCAACCAAGAATGTGATCGTGTTATATCTTTGATTGAAAATATGGGTAAAAACTATCAAGTGTATCGATTGAATGGTCACTTCACTCAAAGGGCATTTGAACAAGAGTTTGGTGAGGGTGCAGAGTATCCACAGATTGCCATTGGATATAGACACATTGGTAATCTGAAAGAAACTTTACAGCACCTCCAGTCAGAGGGTGAGTTTTGTAAAGCATGATACAAAACTGGTTGACTATATACCATATAGGGTATATAATACCTGTACGTTCATCCAATGTTCAGTATCTTACTGGCATTCACCCTTGCCCATCATTCTGACGCATCACCCTATGGGTGGCATATGTCGTGTGAAAGGTTCCTACAGAGAAGAGTTGAAATCCTCATGGATGAAAACTTAGATCGAAGATCAAAGTATAATCTTATAGGTTATCTTAGATCTAAAGTGGAAGGTAAATGCGATGAGATGTTGATCTAGGACGCAAGTAAGTCGCGGAACGGAGCGTTCATCCCATGGTAGAATTATTACTTTATACCGCACTCAATTGTCAGGAAGCCGATGCTTTAATGCTTCGGATTGCCAAGCACAAAGATCTACCACCAGCAGTGGTAGTAGAACTTATTGAGACCGTAAA